GCATCATTGCAGTTCAGAATCAAAGCTCCAATCTTTGTTGCAAGACAACTTGTGAAACACCAAGTCGGTTTGGTGTGGAACGAAGTCAGTAGACGTTATGTAGATGATGAACCAGAGTTCTATGTTCCAAGTGAATGGAGATTGAAGGCTGATGATAAGAAACAAGGGTCTTCTGATGAAACTATAGAGTATAATCTTGGTTCTACTTTAGAATTTATTAAGACTACATATCAGAATATGTTGAAGGCAAATATTGCACCAGAGATGGCAAGAATGATACTACCACAGAACCTATATACAGAGTGGTATTGGTCTGGAAGTCTTATGGCCTTTGTAAGAGTATGTAATCTTAGATGTAAAGATGATACACAGAAAGAAACACAACATATTGCAGATTGTATTGATTGGCATCTGCATCAAAAATTTCCAATATCGTGGGAGGCGTTAAGAGATTTTGATTAAGCATATAGTCTACGGAAATGGAGAGTCAAGACCCATACAACCAATAATAGGGGGTGACTTTATAACATGGGGATGCAATGCAATCTATCGTGACTTTGTAGTTGACAATCTTGTTTCTGTAGACTATAATATGCAACAAGAGATATATGAATCTGGATATGCAATGAAAAATAAGTGTTGGTTTTCTGATTGGGAAGTATTACCAGCTGGATTTAATCCACATATGGTAATACCAAACAATGATGCACCAGTATTTGAAACACCAAAGTTAGATAGAAAAAGTTGTGTGGTTCAAGGTAAAGATGCCGAAATGGTACAAAAAAAGATGGAAGAAGTTTTAATTTATAATCCACAGTTAGACCCAAAAGACTTTAAAAAGAAAGCTATGTTTAATGTTGGAGTATATATCACTTGGGTTGATGAGTACAATGATAAAGTAATTAATATTGACTATCCTAGAGGGTGGTCAGCAGGGAATACTGCATTATATCTTGCTTGCAAGAGTGGTGCAGAGGAAGTGTATATGTGTGGTTTTGATGGAAGTAACTATTCACAACCTATAAATAACATATACAAGGGTAGTAAGAATTATCTGCCTGAAGATAGTCGTGGTTACAACACGATTAACTGGGATAACCAATATAAACTGGTACAAAGGGATTTTCCTAAAGTACAATTTTATAAGGTTGGAACAGATTTAACATACGAAGAACTATACAATAGCATACGATAATAAGGAGATACATATGTCGTTAGAAAGCCTAAAGAGAAGCAATTCTCTTGACAAACTACTTGGCGAAGTACAGAAAGAAAACGCACCTCAAGAAAAAAAGTCCTATAAAGACGAAAGATTGTGGAAACCAGAAGTAGATAAATCTGGTAATGGTTACGCAGTTATTCGTTTTCTACCAGCAGTAGAAGGCGAAGATATGCCATGGGCAAAGGTCTGGAATCATGCATTCCAAGGGCCAACTGGTCAATGGTTTATCGAAAACTCATTAACAACTCTAGGTCAGAAAGACCCAGTTTCCGAAATGAATAGTGCATATTGGAATACTGGTATTGAAGCTGATAAAGAGATTGCCAGAAAACAGAAAAGAAAGTTACAGTACTTCTCTAATATCTATGTGGTGTCAGATTCTAAACACCCAGAGAATGAGGGTAAAGTATTCTTGTTTCGTTATGGTAAAAAAATCTTTGATAAGATTATGGCTGCGATGCAACCAGAGTTTGAAGATGAGAAAGCAATTAATCCATTTGATTTTTGGGAAGGTGCAAACTTTAAACTAAAAATCAGAAAGGTTGCTGGTTATTGGAACTACGATAGTTCTGATTTTGATAATCCATCACCATTATTTGATAATGATGCACAGATTGAAGATGTGTGGAAAACACAGTATCCTCTAAATGAGTTTACTGCTGCCACTAACTTCAAGTCTTATGAGGAGTTAAAAGCTCGTCTAGATGCAGTTTTATCTGGTAGTGTTACTGTTGGTAATGTTGCAGAACAAATGGAAGATACTCCAATTGCTGCACCAGTAGTGGATACTAAACCAGTAGAGTCAACTTCTACCCAAGAGGAAGAAGAAGATACTATGGATTACTTTTCCAAATTAGCTGGATAATTAGAGGGGGTTTATACCCCCTTTTTTTTAGAATACACCCGCAGCCATTCTAAGCAGTGGGTCTGGATTACCAACATATTGTGTATTAGATACACTAGTATTTGCATTGTTGTTAGTAACTTTAGCTTGAGGAGCGACAACATTAACACTAGCTGCATCACCACCTAATGATTTTGCAATAGCAGATTTGTCTAAAGCTTTTAATTGTCTTTCTCTGAAACTCAATTCGCCTTCAGTACTTCTTCTTGCTGAACTAGACCTAAATCCTCTTGCAGCTCTTGCTTCTAACTGTTCTATTCTATTTTGAAGTGTTTGTCTTTCTTTTTCAAACTGAACTATTACATCAGCAGTAGAGGCTTTTGTTTCTGCTTTTGCTTTTGCACCTTCTTCACCCTTTTCTCCACCACCAAATCCAAAGAAACTTGCAATCTTTTTACCTATCTTACCAGCTTTTGCAAGTAAATCTCCAAGTAATGCACTAAAGTCAAAATTTATAATTGGAGCAAAAAAGTCTGTAATAGATTTTTGAATATCTTTTGCCCATTGTGCATCTGGGCCAATATATTTTTTAAAAAATGCACTTATTTTTTCTGGTAAACCAGTAAAGAAACCTATAACATAATCTATTATTTTTTCAATTGCTTTAGATGTATCTCCAATAAAATCAAAAGAATCTAGTTTTTCTTTGAAACTATCAAATCCAAATAAACCAGCAAAAAAGGAAACAATTTTTTGTAGTAAAGTTGCTGGTAATGCAATCAAAGTTCCTAAAAACGTAGATATTCCAGCTTTTATAGATTCTCCAATACTTCCAGTTTCTTCAAATCTCTTTGTAAATGCTTTAAATGAATTATATAATGCGTATCCAACTGCCACAAAACCAGCAACAATTAGAGCTAGTGGTGCAAGAGCAACACCAGTAAATGCAGTAATAGCTGCTCCTATGGCTCCAAATTTTGCACCTATGGCAGTAATTATTGGGGTTAATAGACCTACTTTTCCTTTTACAAAACCAAAGACTTTACTAAACATACCTTTTGTTTTTCCAAATCTAACACCTTTTGCATCTTTCATCATATCTTTACCAAGAAAAACTGTAGCACCTTTAAGTGCTAAAAACCCAAGTTTAAGAACTTTAAGAAACTTGCCTGGTGCAAGAATGGCTGCTAATCCTACTAATGCAAGTTTATTATCTCCAATTAATTTACCAAGATTTTCAAAACTTGGGTCTTTTACAAAGTTCATAAAATCGTTAAATAAATTTTGAATTTTTGGTAAAATTGTATTTGTAAATAAGTCTACTAGTTTTGGAAATAAAGGACTATTAAAAAATTCAGCTATTGCAAAAAACAATCCAGCAAATAGAGTTCCTTTTAATATAGACATCAAACTTTTACCACCAGCAAGTGCTTTCTCTTTCATGGATGTACCAATACCCATTATACCAGCTGATATTTTTTGAAGAACACTTCCTTGTTTTGCAATAGCAGCTTGACGTTCTTTTTCTATTTCTTCTTGTGCACCTTTATTAGTTGCACTTCTTTTTTGTAAGTCTAAATCTTTAAGTTTAACTGCAAGGTCTTGTTTATTATATTCTGCATTGTTAGCTGCAACACCACCTTGAGCCTCAATAGAAGATTTTAATTCTGTTAATTTTTGCATTTCTGCCTCAAGAGATATTTTATCGGCTGCTCTTTTTTCTGCATTATCAGAACTAAATTTTTCTAAAAATCTATCAAATCCTTTTTTAATCTCTTGTGATTCTTCTGCCATTACTTCTTACCTTTACTACCTATAGCTTGTGCACCAAAGAATGCAGCGACAATAGCTGCAACTGATACAAAATATACACTAGCCATACTACCTAGTATTTTACTTGCTTCTGTTAATCCCACACCGACTGCTAGTACAACAGCAAAGGGATATAGTAACATACCAAAGAGAGCAAACCATGCCATCTTACGTTGTGCATCTCTCATTGCGTCTGCATCTTCCAACTCTTTACGTTTAAACTCCAGATACATTGCTTGTTCTTCTGGACTAACTTTACCATCACCATTCGTATCAGCTGGGTGATAATTTTTTGTACTAATTTCTTCTGCCAACTCTCTCTCCTATTATTAATTTTTTCTTTTGTTCATTTCCTCATTTTCTTCTTTAATAAACTGCATCAATAAATTAATATAAATTTCTCTTTCCCATGGCATCATATTATCAAGCTCTGTTAAACTATATTTATGGTGTTGCATCAGTGCAAAATTAGTTTTATAGTAATTAAATAGACTATCGTGAGATAGTCCTATTCTAAAAAATTTTCGAGGCCCTCCAAAACAACCTCACTTTTCTTTTTTGTTTTTGGATTCGTAACTTTAACAATATGACGGAGTTTTGGCATTGTATCAAAAAACTTCATAACTTTTTCAAATTGTTCTGTTGTTAGTTGGTCAACAAATTCATCAACATCTTTTTGAGATATGTCCACTCTACTATAAACATCCTCTCCATAGTGAATAGCATCTATACAAGTATTTAATATATGAAAAGCTTTTTGTACGTCTGTTGAACCAGCTGGTATACCCATCATATCTTTCATATAGGGATATCTAAAATGTACTACTACATCATCAGTTATTCCTATCGCAGTATTATGATCTTCTGTCATTGCAATATTAACTTCTTCTAAGTTTATTTCAACAGGAGCTTTAGTTTTTTCATCATCTGGACATAATACTTCTAGATTTATTTTTTCTCCTACTGATTTACCCCTAACTCTTAAAAAGATATATTCTATATCAAACATAGGTGATTGTTCAGCATTAACTTTATTAAATGTACAGGCCAAAACTAATTCTGACATCGCAGACATTACTTCTTTTTCATCTTGGCCCTCTTGAGCCATCATCAATATCTTTTGTTCTTTTACTAAGAATGGTCTATATTTAATTTTTTCGCCAGTAGAGGGAAGTTCCAACTCGTAGGTTGGAGTATTGAGTTTTGGTAAAGCCATAATATTTCATCCTTTATAATCTTCTAAGTACGCTTGGTATATTTGCAGTAATTCTTCTTGTTACTGTATTCACTGCTGATTCTGCAATTCGTGTCAATAGTGGTTTTGGTAAGTTTGCTTCGTCTGTTAAGTTTTGCCAATAACGATATGCTAAATTGACAGTTATAGTTTGGTAAGAACTATTCTCTGCATAACTTAATGATTGTTCATTTATACTTACTGGAAAAGCTTCAATAAGTTTTACACCATATCGTCTATTATCATTTTCATCAAGAGCGTGTATGTCCACAGACCCAATATAGTCTTTATAATATCCCATAGCAAATGTTTGTGGATTAAATGTTAATCTTTGCCATGATTCAAAATACTTTTTTTCTCTCATATCAGTAGAACATTGAAATGTTGCAGACACATCTGCAAAACTATAACCTGTTACTATTTTTCTAACAGGGCCATAGATATTTGTATCTTCTGTTGTATCCATGTTACGGCCAGGAAACGATATAGATTCACATTTAAGTCCAGTTGCTCTTACTGTACCATCTCCTAATGCCTCACCCATAATCTTTGAAAATATATTAGAACCTAATCCTTTAGAACCACCAGTTCCAGTAGGTGGAAATAAAGTAACTTCATATCTGTGTGGTCTAGATATTCCATCTTTACCACGAATTTCTCCTAGAACTTCATTTAAAGCACCAAATGCTACTGCGTCTACTAATCCACCAAATCCTGTTGCCATTAGATTAACTTCCTACTGTCTTTATAAACTTCTGCTGCAGAAGCTTTCTTAAATCTCTGTACTGGTAATAGAGCTGCAACTGTAAATTCATCTGCATCTACTCTACGAAATTGTGTCTTAACTCTACCAGCAAGATATCGTTTAAGTGTTGGTTTAATTAAATTTAAATTCTTTAGTTTACTATAATCTACTGCAAGTCTTGTACTTTCATCAAACTTTGTATTATTACTATAATCCACTAGTCTATCCAGTAATTGTATTCTAAGTTTCATAGGTAAATAATGTAAATTTATACCTAAAAATCCATCATCATATTTTTCTAAAGGTAACACTAGAGGAAAAGTATCATAATATGGTAAAGTCTTTTTAAATTTAGGGTCATAGAAAAACATATTTAAACGACCATAAAATGGTCTATTGTTTCTTTTACCATCTCGTATCAAATCCATAGCGCCAGGCTGACCAAATTCTTTTATTTTGTCGCGATACCAGTCGGTGCTTTTTGGTCTACCCTTTGCAGCTTTTACTACTGATTGTATAAATTTACTCTGTGCCATATTACTATTTATACTTTGGATTCAAGTGGTCTTCAGTTAGAATCTTAAATTCCATGCCATTATCTATACAAAACTCATTTGCAGACTTCCATTTAGCCTCATTTATAGTCCATGTTTTTACTGAATTAAACCATTGTTTAGTTTTTCGTTTAGGGTTTGTTGGTGGTGGTTTACATTGATGTTTTGGTTTTACTTCAATAATAAACTTTTTAATAGAACCATTGGCTTGTTTAACTTTCATGTAAAAGTCTGGAAAGTATCTATGTATTCTATTATCCCATGGCGACACATAGGGTATGATAACTTCTTCACTTCCCCATTCAAGAACTTTATCATTATTATCACAATATACCATAAGTTTACGTTCCCAAAGTGAACGATATATTATTTGATTTGGATTGCCCCTATATTTTTTAGGGTTACTAGGAATGTATTTGCCACTATATGCCATGTCAATCTTTATAAATAGAAGTTACAGGAGTATTTATACATGGCATTAGACGTATTAAAAGGTGCAGCTCAAGGTATTGCTGGTAGAGCTCTAAGAAAAGTTGCTGGAAATATCAGAAATGGATTACTTGGTACTACCCAAAGAGGTGGCTCTAATTTATCTGATACTGCAGGATTAACAAACACAAAATTTAGCACAAAAAATTTCTCATTTCCTATAGATGTAGAAGGGCCGCCAGGTACTGGTAATCAAGGTCATTATGTTATATTTTATATTAATCAGCAGACAAATGCTAAGTTGACTTTTGGAGAGCCCGAAACAGCAGAAGGCCGAAAAAATATGGAAAAGGGTGCCAAACAACATGGAATAAATGTAAAAAAAGATAATGCCGCTAGTGCTGCAGGTGTTGTAACTGATAATGCAGCAACCGACCCAATGGCAATCAAAAATGGCACGGTTAAAGCTAAAGAACAAAAAGCAATAGATGCAGCAACCCAAAGGTTAAAAAAAATATCTACTGTCCAAGTACAAAGACCACCAACTGTAAGAATGGATACTGCAATCACTCTCTATATGCCACCATCTGTACAAGTATCATATGGTGCAAACTACACAGATACAGAAATAGGTGCTGCAGCAGCTGTTGGTGCACAAGCATATAATGACATTGTTTCTGGTAAATCTCTTGGAGATACAGTTAATAAATCTCTTAAATCTCTTGGGCCAGAACTTGGTGATGGTATGATAAGAAAGGCACTTGGTGCCATAGATATGATACCTGGCCTTGAAGGTGCATTAGAGGTTGTAGAAATGCAAAGAGGTTTTATCAAAGCACCACGAATGGAGCTAGCATTTAAAGGTATCCCTAAAAGGTCATTTCAATACGACTTTAAAATGTTACCGAAAAGTGCAGAAGAAGCAGAAGAAATACAAAAGATAGTAAGAGCATTTAAATTAAATATGTTACCAGAAATGGTACAAGGTAGTGCAAATAGATTAACAATGCCAAATACTTTTGATATACAGTATATGTATGCTGGTGTAGAAAATCAATATCTACATAAGATATCAACTTGTGTTCTAGAAACTATGAATGTAACTTATGGTGGAGATAGATATAAAACATTTGAAGCAAATGCAAATGGTGCACCACCAGTTGAAGTTCAAATCACACTTGCATTTAAAGAGATGGATTTAATTACCAGAGAAAA